GAAGGTGTAGCGTATGGGAATTGGTTTGATGAATAAAAAAGCAAAGATCATATCAATAACACGTGAAATCGATTCTGAGGGCTTTAGCTTTGAAAATGTCGCGGTTTTAGCGGAGGTTCGAGTGTTTGTTGAAGGAAGGCATGGAAGCGAACGTTGGGCCAATTTAGCGGCTTTCAGCGAGGCAACAGAACTCTTCAAACTAAGGAAAATTCCTGGTCTTGTCATAACTACAAAACACTACGTTGAAATTGATGATATTAGATACAACATCATATCGGTAGAAAATGTAAAGGGCAGAGGGATGTATCTTGAAATCCTAGCAAAAAGGGTGGAGGCATCAAATGGCTAAGTGTACTGCAAAATTACCTGAAGACTTGCTTAAGAAACTATCTAGAGTTGGGGATAACATGGATAAGATTGCAGAATCCGCACTTACTGCAGGAGGAAATGTTGTCCTAAGGAAAACGAAGTCTAACCTAGAGTCTATGGTTAAAGGTCCATCCACAGGGCAATTGGTGAATGCGTTAGGTCTGTCTCCAGTTCTTCTTGATAGGAACGGAAACTATAACATTAAGGTTGGCTTTGATGAATATAGATCAGATGGTTCTGCTAATGCAATGGTCGCAAACATTATCGAATACGGCAAACATGGGCAGACTGCAAAGCCATTTTTAAAGAATGCCAAAAGCTCATCAAAGAAAGAATGCGAGGAGACGATGGCTAGAAAAATAGAGGAGGAGATTAAGAAACTATGAACATATTATCTGAAGTGAAAGAACTTCTAAAAAGTCTTAATATTCCAATTGAAACGGGAGTATTTAGCAAAGAAGCTCCAAGCGAATACATAGTGTTGGTGCCTTTAGTCGATACCTATCCTCTAAACGCAGACGATGAGCCGCAGTTGGATAAGCAGGAAGTTCGAATAACAATTTACACAAAGGGCAATTATATCAGGCTTAAGAATAAAATCTCTGGCAGATTGATTGCTCATTTCTTTTGCATAACCGAGAGAAGGTACGGAGGTTATGACACTGATACAGGCTACTATCAGTACACAATAGACGTAGCCAAAACCTATGAAATAGAACAAGAGGAGGATTAAATCTATGGCAACTATAGGATTAGATAAACTTTATTATGCTCCAATTACTGAAGATAGTAATGGGAACGAAACATATGGCACTCCAGTTCAACTTGCAAAAGCGATCTCTGCTGATCTTTCAATTGAACTAAATGAAGCCACTTTATTTGCTGATGATGGTCAAGCTGAAGCAGTAAAGGAATTCAAATCAGGCACACTTTCTTTAGGTGTAGATGAAATTGGTAACGATGCTGCAGCTGCTTTAGTTGGTGCTAGAGTCGATGCAAATGGTGTATTAATTTCAAGTGGTGAAGACGTGTCTAACTATGTAGCTATTGGCTTTAGGGCAAAGAAATCAAATGGCAAATATAAGTATTATTGGTTATACCGCGTCTTATTTGGTGTCCCTGCCACTAACCTTGCTACAAAAGGCGACTCAATTACATTCTCAACTCCAACAATTGAAGGTACTATTCTTCAAAGAAATAAGGTTGATGGTGCAAATAAACATCTTTGGAAAGCAGAAGTTACTGAAAACGAGTCAAACACAGCAATTATTAATGCCTGGTATGACGCAGTTTATGAGCCTTCATATGCTCAAAACAATAATGGAGGTAACAACTAATGGCTAACGAAAGAAGTGCAATCATCAAGATTGGTGATAAAGAATATGAACTTTTGCTTACAACTAAAGCAACTAAGGAAATTGCTAAAAAGTATGGTGGGCTAGAGAAACTTGGCGACAAGCTTTTAACTAACAAAGATTATGAAGGAGCAATTGGTGAGATTGTATGGTTAATCGTTACATTAGCAAATCAGCCAATCTTAATTCATAACTACAAGAATCCAAACGATAAGAAAGAGCTCTTGACTGAGGATGAAGTTGAGATTCTAACTACACCACAAGATTTAGCAAACTTTAAGGATGCAATTACTGAAGCCTTATATAAAGGCGTTAAAAGAAACATTGTGAGTGAAGAAACAAAAAACGCAGTGGGCGAGTAAGCGACGAAGAGTTGTTTACTCGTCTTTTGTATTACGGCTTAGCCCATCTTCATCTAACACAGGATGAGGTGTGGTTCATGCCTTTTGGCTTGCTTTTGGATCTATGGGAATGCCACAAACAATTTGAAGGTATCTCGAAACCAAAAGTTGAAGTCTTTATTGACGACATAATACCTGACGGAATTTAGAAAGGAGGAAATTGATTATGGCAGAGAATTTTGGATTGAAGATAGGCCTTGAAGGTGAAAAAGAGTTCAAATCAGCTCTTGCTGAAATCAATAACTCCTTCAAGGTTCTAGGTAGCGAGATGAAACTTGTCGAGTCTCAATTCGATAAAAATGACAACTCCGTTCAAGCATTAACTGCAAGAAACGAAGTATTAGAAAAATCGATTGATGCTCAAAAAAGCAAGATAGAAACATTAAGAAACGCTTTAAATAATGCATCTACATCATTTGGTGAAACTGATAAAAGAACTCAAGCTTGGCAAATAAAGTTAAATGAGGCAGAAGCTGAACTTAATAAAATGGAGCGTGAACTCCAAAATAACAATAAGCAATTAGACAATGCTTCAGGTGAATTTAAAGACGCTGAAAAGAGTGCTGATAAGTTTGGTGATGAAGTTGAGGATGCAGGCAAGCAATCAGAAGATTCATCTAAGAAGTTTCAAGCATTAGGCGGAGTTGTAAAAGGTGTTGCTGCAGGAATGGCAGCTGCTATGGCAGCAGTTGGCGCAACTATTGTGGCAATAGGTAATAAGCTTATTGATTTCACAAAGCAAGGAGCAGAATACGCAGACAACGTCTTAACTCAATCACAGGTCACTGGAATTGCTACTGATAAGCTTCAGGAATATATGTATGCTGCTGAACTTGTAGACGTGTCTGTTGATACTTTGACTGGTTCAATGGCAAAGCAAATAAAATCGATGAAATCAGCTCAAGGCGGATCTAAATCTATGGTTGAAGCCTATGAAAAACTAGGCGTTGAAATCATGAATGCGGATGGAACCTTAAGAGATAGCGATGAGGTTTATTGGGAGATCATAGCCGCTCTTGGTGCTATGGAAAATGAAACCGAGCGTGATGCTTTGGCAATGACTATCTTAGGTAAGTCAGCTCAAGAGTTAAATCCACTTATTGAAGCTGGTGCAGATAAGATGGAAGAGTTAGGTAAGCAGGCAAGAGAAGTAGGATACGTTTTATCTGATGATTTGCTTGCAGCCTATGGAAATCTAGATGATCAGTTACAACTTTTAAATAATGGTGCAACAGCTCTTAAAAATGCATTAGGTACAGTATTGCTTCCAATTCTTACAGATTTAGCATCGGATGGGGTTGGCTTGCTTTCTGAGTTCACTAAAGGTGTTCAAGATGCAAATGGTGATATTTCAAAGATTACTGATGTAATAGGTGAGATATTACCTAAAGCAATCAATGCTGTAATGAAGTACATTCCGCAGTTGTTAGATATGATTGCGGCTGCAGTTATTGGAATTGGCGATGCAATTGTTGACAACTTAGATGTATTAATCGAATGCGCTAATAAGCTAATTCAAACATTCTTAAATGCAATACTTAAGGCTTTACCAAAACTAACACAGGGTGCCATTCAAATTGTAACGACACTTGTTAAAACAATACTCGCTAATCTACCTCAAATACTACAAGCTGCTATTCAGGTTATAGTTACTTTGGCTCAAGGCTTAGCAAAAGCTCTGCCTCAGTTAATTCCTGCCGTTGTAAAGGTTGTCATCCAGTTAGTCGAAACATTAATTCAAAATATGCCTTTGATACTGGATGCTGCATTACAGATCATCGAAGGTTTGGTTCAAGGAATACTAGAAGCATTACCAATCTTGATTGAGGCTTTGCCAACTATCATTTTAGCAATCGTTGACTTTATCTTAGGTGCGATACCTCAAATCATAGAAGTAGGTATTCAATTGCTTACATCTTTAGTAGAGGCATTACCTGAAATAATAGAAGCAATAGTCGCAGCCATTCCACAAATCATTGATGGAATTATTAATGCGGTTATTGAGGCATTACCTTTGATAATTGATGCTGGAATCAAACTCTTTGTATCTTTGATACAAGCCTTACCAGATATCATCATCATGATAGTTGAAGCGATACCTCAAATCATCAATGGGATTGTCGAGGCTTTGATGAACAACCTAGATAAAATCATCATGGCTGGCGTTCAAGTTTTCATGGCACTTATTACAAATCTTCCAACAATCATTATGGAACTTGTAAAAGCAGTGCCTCAAATCTTGGGTGCAATTATTAATGCCTTTGCTAATGGCTTCTCACAAATGGCTGAGGTCGGTAAGAACCTAGTAAAAGGTCTATGGGAAGGTATAAAAAGCTTAGCTTCTTGGATATGGGACAAGGTCTCTGATTGGGCATCTAACCTTTGGAACGGAATCAAGAATTTCTTTGGCATCCATTCACCATCAAAGAAGATGGCATTCATTGGTGACATGATGATGGAAGGGTTGGCTAAAGGTATCGATGAAACCGCAGGCGAGGTTATTGGATCAGCAGAAGCTATGACAAAAGATTTGAATTCAGTCTTTGACGGGCTTGGCTCAGACATGTCTAAGGTTCCAACCGACTTTAATGTAACTTCCAGCGTTGACTCTTTAAGAGATACACAAAACGCTGTAAGGGGAGGACTTAGCCTTCAACTACAAATTGCAAACTTCAACAATTATTCAGCAGAAGACATCAATTCCTTAACTGAGGAAATAATGGAAACTGCCGATAACTTCATCAAAAGGAAAGGAGTGGTATTCGCATGAGCAATTTTACATTCAACGGTCACAGATCAGATGAGTTCGATTTAAGAATTCAAAATAAAACTATTTATTCCGTTCCAAAGTTTGATGCTTCAGCGATATCCATTCCTGGACGTGATGGAGATTTGCTTAATCCTAGTGGTAGGTTTGGTAATGTTGGTGTATCTTACACCTGCTATGTACCTGCTAAATCTATTCAAGACTTGTCTGATAAACTGACAAGGATAAAAAACTGGCTATATGATAAGGTCAATCAATACCATGACCTAACTGATTCTTACGATGATAAATTCAAAAGAAGGGCCGTTTTCAATAACAAGTTAGACATATCTGATGAAGCTAGAAAGATCGGAGTTTTCACTCTTACGTTTTCTTGCTTGCCTTTTAGATATCTATTAACTGGTTTAGAGGTAATAAATATAACCGATACACTAACCGTTAGAAACCCGTTTAACTTTACATCTAAACCTTATATCAAAGTCTATGGTAGTGGCGAAGGAACATTAGTTATCCAAAATGAAATAGGAAATAAGATATGGCAGTTTAACGATATCGATGATTATGTTGAGATTGACTCAGAACTTATGAATTTCTTTAAAGGCACTGAACTTAAAAACAGTAGTGTTTCTGGTGATGGGTTCCCTGAGCTTTCAAAAGGAGACAACGTCTTATCTTTCAATGGCGGGATAACAAGAATTGAGATTATTCCAAGGTGGGTGTGCCTATGATACCTATTTTGTTTGAATCAACTGCCAAGACATTTGATAACTATGGAATTGGCGTCCTAAGAGATACAACGTCCTGTGAAATCACAGAAGAAAGAAATGGACCATATGAATTAACGCTTAAATATCCAATAAACGGAGCATTGTATGGTTACATAAAAAAAGAACGCATAATCGTTGCTAAACCAAATGATCTAGCAAGAAATCAAGCGTTCAGGATATACAAAATCTCAATACCGATAAATGGAATTATTACAGTAAACGCCACTCATATCTCATATGATTTGGTGACAATTGGAGTAGTTCCTTTTTCTTTAACAAATACATCGATAACTCAATGTGGTGAAACATTGCTTCAAAAAGCAGTTCTTCCTCATTCGTTTTCTTATCAAACAGACATGTCTAAAGCAGCTGACTTTGGTGCGACACTACCTGTTAGTGTAAGGAGCCTAATTGGTGGATCTAAAGGAAGCTTACTTGATTTGTTTGGTGGAGAGTTCGAATGGGATAATTTCAAGATATATCAGCATTCGGCTCGTGGCGAGGACAGAGGTGTTGTTATCGAATATGGCAAGAACCTAACCAAGTTCGAGAATTCATCTGATATAACCGATGTTTACACGCATGTGCTTCCTTATGGAATCTTAGAAGATAAGGAAACGGGTGAAGAGACAGTAGTTACTCTTCCAGAAGAGGTGCTACCAATTTCAAATACCATACTTGAAAATGGCAAAGTCTATATAAAGGACTTTACTGATGAGTTTGGTGAAAATGAAAGGGTGACTGAATATGCACTTAGAACCAAAGCAAATATCTGGATAAGAAATCATCCACTTGGTATTGATAAGCCAACCATAACTGTTTCGTTTGAACCATTATGGAAACAAGCTGAGTATAGTGCCATCCATGAAAGATTATCACTATGTGATACCGTGACGATTAGGCATCAAATTCTAGGCGTTGAAGTGAAGATGAAGGTAATCAAGACTGTGTATTCCTGCCTTGATGAAAAATACAAAACGATAACGCTTGGTGAGGCTAAATCAAATCTTGCAGTAAGGATAAATGATATTGAAGAAGAAATCGAAACTACCAAAAAGGAAGTTGATAGGTTTCCGCTTTTATTAACATCAGCTATCTCAAATGCCACAAAGCTAATCACTGGAAATAAAGGTGGTTGTGTCGTTATTCATTCGCATGATGATGGAACACCATATGAGCTATTAATTCTAGATAACGAAAACATCGATGAAGCAGTGAATGTTTGGAGATGGAATCTAGGAGGTCTTGGTTTTTCATCTCATGGTTATAACGGGCCATATGAAACTGCAATAACAGCAGATGGTTCGATTGTAGCTAATTTCATCACTTCAGGAACTTTGGTTGCAAACATTATAAAAGCAGGCATCCTATCAAGCCTTGATGGTTCATCTTATTGGAATCTAGAAACAGGCGAGGTAGTGCTTCGAGCTTATGCAACAACCGAGGCAGTCGATGAACAAATAACAAGAATAGACAACATTGAAAGTCAAAAGATGTATCGATTAGTTATTACTTCAACTAACGGTAATATTTTTAAGAATGGTGATATAAACACTACCTTGAAAGCAACGGTTTATTCTTGGGATGAGGATGTCACTGATACTTTAGATCCAAATCAATTTATCTGGACTAGGGTTTCTAGCGATGCCGAGTCAGATAGGATTTGGAATATGGACCACTACGGTGGGACAAAAGAAATAGAAATAACAAACGAAGACGTAAGTGTCAGAGCCACATTTTATTGTGACTTAATCGACACAACAACTAGAAAATCATTATTAGGAAAAGAGGAGGATTAAAAAATGAGTAGAGCTCAAGGACAATTTACTATTATTGATTACAATGACGCCTTAACCTTAACTGGTTATATCGGCTCAAACCATCCAAAAACACAAATGTATAACCCTGATAACGGAAGTTATACTCCAAACTGGCAATCTTCAAATTTGGTTTTAACGCCATCGCTTTATGTCATTGGTACAACAACTGACCAAATTACAAGTGCTGCAGTTAAATCAGTTAAGTGGTATCAAGGTACATCAACAACAGCTATTACAACTGGCGGTAATTATGCTTTATCTGGAACAAAGAATCATATCTTAACTATTAAAGCAAATATCATGGCAGGACTTGCTGGCGTTGATTTTAAATGTGTTATTACATATGAAGATGCATCTACAGGTCTTCAAATTACTCATCCACTTACTATCTCATTCTCAAGAGTAGTAAATGGTGGAGGTATTGTAGATTTGCTTGTTACAACACCATCAGGTAATGTTTTCAAAAATTCAGCTGTAGCAACTTTAACGGCAAAGGCAGAACTTTGGAGAGGTTCGAGCGTTGATACTACTAATGTTGGATATAAATGGGCAATCATGGATTCGTCCGTCACAAGTTCAAGTTCAACAGGTTATGATGCTGATTTTGGTATCGGCTGGAAGAAGTTATCTGATACTACTGGCAAGTACACAGGAACAACTACTGCAACGATCACAATTTATGCGGCTGCAGTAGATAACTATGCAGTATTCAAGTGCTGCGCTACAGATACTGATTCAGCTTCAAATACTTACAATTCTAAGTTTTTTGATGTTGCAACTTTCATAGATAATGCAGATCCACTTCAAGTTGTCATTACCTCAACAGGTGGAGATGTATTTAAGAATGGTCAAGGAAGTACAACGTTAAAAGCTATGGTTTATCAAGCGGGTGCTGAAATCGACGCAGCTGGTACTGGTACTTATACATGGACTAAATATAACAAAGATGGTGCGATAGATACTTCATGGGGTACTTCAGGTCATAAGACTGGTAAGACATTGTCTGTTTCAAATACCGATGTTACTACGAAGGCTACTTTCATGGTTGAAGTCGATCTTTAGGAGGTGCTTTATGAGGTCACAAGCTCAATATACAATTTATTCTTTGAATGATGTTTATACAGGAACTAGTGCTCCTCAAAATCCTTATACTGGTCAGTTATGGGTGGACACATCTCAAAGTCCACCTTTAACTAAGGTATACAATGGTTCCGCTTGGAAGGAACAAAACGGCACTGATACCATAAAGAGCAACGTTCAAACATTAACTACTAAACAAGCAACATTTGAGACAAATCTTACGGGTCTTACTAGTACCGTATCTACGCACACAACTCAAATATCAACCATTAGTGATGCGGTTGATAGCAATACTGAAGAAATAGAAGAATTGCAATCAGACATGTCTTCACTTCAGCAAACAGCGACTGAAATAAGCGCGGAAGTATCTCATAAGGTCAACGAATCATATGGAGATCAAGATTCCTCATTTGGATGGAGTTTGACATCAAGTGGATTTACTTTAACTTCTGATGGTTCAACTGTTATGAGTGTTACAAGTTCAGGACTGACATTAAGTGGTACAATTTCTTGTTTTGGCGGAACTATCGGTGGCTTTACTATTAAAGGAAGCTATCTTCATACAGGAACTAAGACATCATATTCTTCGACAACATCGGGTGTTTATATTGGAACAAACGGTATCGGATTAGGTGCAGGGAACTTTTATGTTTCATCTAGTGGATCACTTTATACCAAAAGTGGAACAATAGGTTGTTTTACGCTTAATTCAACATATATGTATGCTGGCTCATCTGGAACTACTAATTATGTTTTAATCGGCCAACTATCATCTTCTAGAACAGTGTGTGGTCAAAGCTTATCCAACTGGGGACTAATATTAGGTACTAAGTTTGGTGTTACAAGGGCAGGTGTAGTTTATGGAACTGATGTACATGTGACTGGTGAAATTACGGCAACTTCAGGCACGTTCGATAATTGCACTTTGAATTCAACTTGTAATCTATATGGCAAATTACTAATGTCAGGAACAAGTAACCTATATCTATTCGGTTCTAGATTTGTAGCTTCTTACGATACCTCAATTGGAATCGATGGAATAATAACTGATATTATCACTGAGTATCATGAAGAGCGTTTGCCAGCCAAATCTTACACAACACCATATGGACTTATCGTAGTCCCTGATTTTACGAACAGATCTGTTTCTGGTGTCATTATGGGTGTTTCTTCAAGTAGTGAATACGATACTTCAGCATTAAGAAGCGGAATCGCATTCGTGCAAAGAAAATTCAGTTCCTATGAAGGTGAGATGGTTGCTAAAGTCGATAATTTAGAAATTATCAATGTTAAAAGGTATAGTGGCGCAAATACTGTTACGTGGTCTAATTCATCATTAACAAGTACATGTTATGGGACTTGGTATTTTTATTCCCAAGCGTACTTTGGAACTTCAACAACGGGTTATCAAATCAGGATAGATAGTGATCAGATTACTTTCTATTATGACGGAGCCATGAAAGGTGAACTTGAAACCTATTCAGGTTATGTAGATGTTCAAGGAACTTGGAAAACCAACGGTAATAACTGGATTTCATCATCAGATAGAAGAATTAAGAAAGATATCTTAGATTTCGATGATTCTTATGAAACTCTATTTGATAATTTAAGACCTAGACAGTACCGATATGTTGATGGGAATAAAGGCCGTGTGCATTCAGGATTTATTGCACAGGAAGTAAGCGATGCAGTAATAGCTGCAGGTAAAACAATAGATGAAAATGCCTATGTATGTGCCTTTGAGAATAAAGAAGGCGAGACTTATTATGGACTTCGCTATGAAGAACTAATAGCTCTTAATACATGGCAGATTCAAAAATTAAAACAAAGAATAAAACAATTGGAGGATAAAATACTATGAAACTAATCGAAGTGTTAAACGCTCTTATTCCTTTAAGAGCACTAACTGAAGCAAGATTCACATCATTTAAGAAATCTAGAGAACTTGCAATTCTACGAAAAAAAGTGGAGTTTGAAGGGGATTTCTATGCAAAGGAAGAAAAAAAGATAGTTGAAACTTATGCTGAAAAGAACGAGGCTGGTGAACCTATTATTCTTGAAGGTGGAAGAATTAAGCTTAAAGACATCGAATCTAAGATTGCCTTTGATAAAGAAATCACAGATCTTAGAAATACAGAGGTTGATGATATTACAAAGGTAGAATTGAAAGAATCGGACTTTGCAGACACATCTAAGATTCCAACACCATATGAGCTTATTGCTCTGGAAGCAGTAATTGAGTTTTTGGAGGAATAGATATGGACGCACATCAAATCATTATTACTATCGCATCTGTTATAACAGCACTTGGAGTCATCTTCGGTGCTGTTTTTGCATTCCATAATTGGCTCTTGAAACGTGAAAAGAATGACACAGATATCAAAGCAATTAAGGAAGAACAATCAATTCTAACAAAAGGCGTACTTGCGTGTCTTAAAGGCTTAAAGGAACAAGGCTGCAATGGTCCTGTGACTGAAGCAATCCAAGATATAGAAGAATACGTCAATAAACAAGCACATAAATAAGGAGGTTCAAAATGGACTATTTGAATTTAATCAGTGTGCCAGCTATTGCAACAGCGGTGTACTTAATCATTGAGATTTTAAAGAAAGCATTTAACAACAATGAGAAGTTTCTTAGATTGATTCCTTTGATTTCTTTAATCATAGGATCTATCGCAGGTATTATTTGCTTTTACTTTATCCCATCAATTATTCCAGCAACAAATGTAGTTGTGGCGATTATAATTGGTGCAGCATCAGGATTAACCGCAACTGGTACGAATCAAATCTTTAAACAATTTAATAAAGACAAAGAAAACTAAGGTAAGCCCATGAAAGTCAGAAATGATGAGTAGTGGGCTCTTTTTTGTTGCCAAAAGATTGATTTTGTCAAGATTTTGTAGTATACTTTATTCGTCCGATAAGGAAGGATTAGTTTCCTCAAAGTAGTTGAGTAATGTGATCTGTTTAATGCCTTTTGCAAGTGGGAGGCACTAAGTAGAAAATCTTACAAAAATTGTTTTGATTAAATTAGACCTTTGTATAGGAGGACTCTAGTTAGGAGGAGTTTACCCTGTCGGCATAAGGTCTTTTTTGTTTCCTTAAGGATAAAGTTTTGAATTAAGGAGGACGATATTTATGCAAAACTTAAACGATCATTTAGATGAAGTCCAAAGAAAGATTGGACATTGGTTTGAAAACCAAGATTTATTATTTCAAGCATTCACAAGAAGTTCTTATTCAACACAGTATGGTGGTGAAAATAATGAAGTCCTAGAGTTCTTAGGAGATAGAGTGCTTGATTTCTATGTGGTAAAGGTAATAGCAGATAGATTTGGCTTTACTAAGTCTCAATCAGATTATTACGATGAAGAAAACGACGATGATGAATATTGCATCGTTGCCCATAAGAATGAATCTGATTTCACCGAATTAAAAAAGGAAATAGTTTCTAATAAAACATTAGCTAAGCGTATTGATAAGTTAGGATTCGCAAAGTTTATGTTTATGGGTGATAGTGATATTGATAATCACGTCGAAAGACAAGAAAAGGTAAAGGCGGATTTATTCGAGGCTATACTTGGTGCTATAGCTATTGATACTGACTGGAATCCAGATGAATTGCAAAACTCAGTTGAATTCATGCTTCAGATTGATGATTTCTTAGAGGATGTCGATACTGAAGAAGAAAGACCTGATAAATTTAAGTTAGAAAACGCAGTAACAACTTTAAAGGAATTAGCAGAACATGGTAGGTGTTCAATTCCACAATACAATCAACCTGACGAAATGACTCAATTAAATGACGGTAGGATGATGTGGGAATGCACATGCTATATTAGAAGCTGGGCTATGAGCAAGACAGCATACGCAACTTCAAAGAAAGAAGCAAAGAGATATGCAGCTTACTTAGTATTATGCGACTACTATGGTATTCCAGATGAATTTGAGGAGGAAGATGACGATGAGTAAACCTAATGGTGTTAGTGGCAAGACACATACACAACAACAATTAAATAATTATTCAAATCAAAATAATCCTAACAATGCTGCATATAGAGCGAATCAAAATAACCACTCTAATCAATGCAATCCAAATAACAAGAATTATCAAGGGCATAAGAAGTAATTGATAATTAAATAACACTTGCAATAGATCTCACTCATTAATTTGGGTGAGATTTTTTTGTATACTTTTCACAAAATTTAAAAAATCATTTCAAACGGAACGCTTTTTGATTGACAAAACAACCCTTTGGTGATAGAATTATGATGAGTTAATTTAATAGGAGGACTTGAAATGAATAAAAAACCATATTCATCAGCGATCAAAAAGACTCCTTTCAAGTACACAATTTCCAAGAAAATTGCGAAATTAATATTAGATGGAAACGATCGTAATGAAGTTTATAAAAAATGTTATGACGAGAATTATGTGGAAATAGATTCGCTTCAAAGAAGACGAGAAGTTACCAATGTAATCTATGAAAGATTGCTTGAGCTTGATAAATTCTTATTGGAGCAGTTATACAGTGGTGATGTGAATACATCAAAATTTATTCTTGTTTATGCAATCGCTAAAAATGATTCTCTATTCTTTGATTTTATGTTTGAAGTTTATAGAGATTCTCTATTAAGCGAAAGTAAATATATATCAATAGACGACTTTGAAACATTCTTTGCTACAAAAAAAGAGTCTGACATGATTGTCTCTGAATGGGGACATTTCACTATAGATCAGTTGTCGAAAGGTTATAGAAATATTTTAGTAGAATCTGGTTTAGGAACTAGGATAAAGAGAAACATTCATGTTGAAAGAGCAATGATCCATCCTGAAGTGGAGGAACACATTAGGCTAATTCATGATAGTGAATACTTGCAAGCGTTGCTTGGGGAGGATAAGTAATGGCAGAAAGAACATTAAACGATCGATTCCTTGAACTTGAAGATAGGATGATGTCTGTTCAATCTTTAACTAAATATGGAACAGCTAACGATATGAAGTTCTACATATTTGATTACAACCCACAGGAAGAGCTGGTTATACGTAAGGAAGTATCTAAATTAAAAAGTAGAAATCCAAATATTGTTGAATTCGATTTATATGAAATGATGCTGGAAATAATCGATGAACAAGGATATACAGAAGATGTTATAGCTGCAGAGAAAGATTACGATAAGCAGCATTTATTATCTGAAATCTTCCAACCAATTTTATCAGTAGAAGAAGACGAAAACGAATTCTTGGATAAATTTAAAAGTGTTCAGGATGATGGGACAAAAATTATCTTAATTACTGGTGTAGGAAAGTCTTATCCAGTTATAAGAAGTCATACGATCTTAAACAATTTACAAAGTATATTTAAAAGAAATCCTGTGGTCATGATGTACCCAGGAAGATATGAAACAAAAAAAACAATGACACTAAGGCTCTTTGATAGACTTGATGATGACAACTATTATAGAGCATTCCCATTAGTTGAAAGGAGACTAAGCAAATGATTATTAAAGATTTATTTAAAAAACCGATTGATAGAAGTATTCAGGGTGTTGTTACTATTGGTAACGAAGATGAAGAACAAAAGTGGATGGAGTTGGAAGAATACGTTTGTACCGACGAAATCACTAAACAATTCAGGATATTCTTTAGAAAGTATCGTGATTCAATTGTAAATCCAACAGAAAAAATGGCTGCATGGATAACTGGCTTTTTTGGTTCTGGTAAATCACACTTTCTTAAAATATTAGGATATATATTAGAAAATGAAGAAGTTGCTGGCATAAAAGCTGTCGACTATTTTAAAGAAAAAATCCATGATGAGATGCTTTTGGCTGATATGCAAAAATGTGCAGCAGCTAATAATAAGGTAGTTCTTTTTAATATTGATTCTAAGGCAAAATCTGATTCAAAAAATAAGACTCAAGCTATCATGGATATCATGCTTAGAGCTTTCAACGAATCTATTGGTTATTGTGGTGATAGACCATGGGTTGCTGATCTTGAAAGAATGCTTGATGAAGAAGGTAAACTTGATGAATTTGCTAAAAAATTTGAGGAACTTTCTCATCGTGATTGGAAATCTAATCGTTCAAAAGCTGCGCTTAATAGAAGTTCTATCATCAAGGCTTTAGTTGAGGTTAGAGGCGTTCCAGAAGAAGATGCAAAAAAATATGTTGATGACCAAATTCAAAACTATACAAACTCAA